GATCAATTAAGTTCATTTTTAGATCATGGCTATGTTTCAGTGTCACGTATGTCTGATGGTAACTATGCGGTACAATCACATGTACGCGGCAATGGCGGAGGACCTCTTTTTGGAACAATTATGTATTGGACAACTAAGGTAACGCTTTATACGGGACTTACTGTTGGTTGTGTAACTGGAATTGTGAAACCAGAATTTGGTGGGCGCGTAAGAAGAGCAGTAGGGCCAGTGGATGCAATGACTGGTAGTGTTGCTGGTCGCGTTATTACCAACGCAGGAACTGCAGCAGGAGCTCCGGGTGCTATAGTAAGTACCATAGCAGCTGGTGTTGGTGCAACGCAAGTTGGCAGAGAAGTAACACAAGCTGGTGTTGCTGTTGCAGGTGGTGCAGGACTTCTTGCTGGTATCACTGGTACTATAGAATCAATGTCTGTTGCAGTTGGCGTTGCTTGTGGTATGACACCAACTCCCTAGTTTTGCTTTAATATTGTTTATTTATTAGCCTATTGATAAGCACCAACTGCTATCAATAGGCTTTTTTAAGCCATGTTTTAGGGAGAGCGATGGATAAGAAAAAAACATATGGCCAGATGGTAGTAGACAACTGGAATACCCCGGTTGAAGATGACGTCATTGAATATCGTCGTGCTATGGAGCCTGAAATCTGGGACAATATAGTATCAACCGCAGAAAAAGCCGCCGCGCATCCTCTCTATCGCAACAAAGACTTCTATGTAGTATTACTCACAAAAGTAGAAAGAATTGGCCACGCAGTGAGAACTTTTGCTCTTGCAAGGCAATCATGCCCAACACCTGTATATCAGCAAGCTGTGTGGAAATATCATCGCGATACAGGTGCATTAGAGTTTCTCTGGTCTATCCCTGACAAAATACTCTATTATTACATTCTTAATAACAAGCAAAAGGTTTTAGCCGACAAAGAATGTGCTGAAACTGCAAAATTTGTTATTTTGATGGAATCAGGCGAATTGCTCGAGTGGGTGAAACGCGAGAATTTTGAAAAAAAAGATGCAGTTATCAAGATTAATACGGATAATGAGATAAAAAATGATTGTTTGGCATGAGTTAAAAGATATCAATGTTATTCCACGAACTGGTGAATGGGTGTTGGTTGGCCAGTATAGAAAGTTAAGTATTGGCAGTTTTAAAAAGTGTTTGTGTGTAGATTTGGTTAGATTTGATACCAATGATAGTTATTATCCTGAAGACAAAGATCTTTCTTCTCCGAGATATGAATTGTATATGGATGAAGAACAGAGGAAAGATACCCAACAATATCAAGTTGGATATGATAATCCAAGACAAGTAAATTATGCCGAAAATATCTTAGATATGTTTACCCACTATGCATATATAAATAACCCCGACGAGGGAAATTCAAAATGCAGAAAATGTGGCGAATATATGTTCGTCCCATGAATTTTGTCAATTTTATCAATACGGAGGAACCATGCTTGACGAATTAAACCAACAACCAGCAGAGACACCAGAAGTAAACCAAGCTGCTGCACCAGTAGAGCAACAAAAAGAGAGCGACAAAGAGTCTAATATACGCACACTCCGAGAAAGGGCGGAAGCTGCAGAGCGTAGAGCACGTGAGCTTGAATACACCATGCAACAGAATATGACGCAACAAAAGACAACCAAGATGGAATTGGTTGATGATGATGATTTTCACATTGATGATGACAGTCTTGTAGAAGGTAAGCATTTTAAGAAGCTCTACAAGAAACAATCGCAAGAACTTAAAGAGATTAAAAAGCTTCTCGAAGAAAATACGTCTAAATCAACCGCATCTAACGCAGAATGGCGCTTAAAAACACAGTATACAGACTTTGATTCAGTAGTTAACGAAGAGAATATACGCAAACTAGCATCACTTAAGCCAGCACTGTATCGCTCAATGCTTTCTAACCCTGATCTCTATGACAAGGGTGAATCTGCATACGATATGATTAAGTCTCTGGTACTTACTGATAAATACTCAGCGCAAGACAAACGCATAGAAGAGAATAAATCTCGTCCACGCTCAGCAGCTTCAGCTGGGGGACAATCTGGTGAGACACCGCTTGCTCACATAGCAGAATACGATAGACGTACGCTCACTGAAGAACGTAAAGCACAAATACGACGTATGGTACAAGAAGCAAAGATGAATGGATAAAGTTTAGCAAGGTCTTTTCCTTTGTTCCTTGCTAATTTGGGGGCCGGTTTTCCAATTTCACGGCCCCTATTTTGTTGTTTTTGGGTATACCTGACTTGATTTCGGTTGTTTTTCAGGGTTATACTCGCATTAGCGTATCGGGACTCGCTATCCCAGACGTAATGAGGCTCGTCACCTCAGGCGTATCAGGCCTCGCCAGCTTACAGACGTATTCTGAGTTCGTCTGGCTCAAATAACACAAACACATGTTTATATTTCAGTTTATTTGAGGTAACTATGATTACTACCACAAATACGCTGCCGCCTCAGGTACAACAGCACTTTGATGATGTGCTTTTGTCTGTGCAAACCCCGCGCCTTATTCATAAACTAGGTGCGATGGCCAAACACATACCTTCACGCGGTGGTAATACGTTGCGCATGTCCAGATATCAACGGCTGCCAACGTTCCCTGTGCCATTAGGCCCTAGTGGCGCCACTCCTCCGGCTACATCGGTAACACGTGTGGATAAACTCTATGTCCACCTTAAATCTTTGGTAATCGACTTGGAAGCCGTAGCGTAAGAGCCGGTGACAAGGGCCAAGCAAGCGCAAGCTGTGCAGGCTGAGAGACTAAACCCAGAGACGCCGCAAGGCGATGCGATAGTCCGATGCTCTATAGAAATATAGAGAGAGGGGAATAACAAGACCCTCCGCCTAGAAATAGGTCACAAAAGTAACAGTGAGATAGATGCGAAAATGTCGATTTATGGCCAATATTTAGCGGTCAATCAGGTTGTTGTTCTCAACAATCAAGACGCAACACTTAATGCTTTTGCTGAGCTTTTAGGCTTGTCGATGCGTATGACTGAGGATCAATTGACTCGTGATATGCTTGCATCTACAGCATCGATATACAATTGCACCGGTGGTGTAAACGGTAAAGAAGTTGCCGTTTTAAAATCAGCCCTAATTGACTTGGAACCCGTAGTAGCATTTAGCTAACCGGAGACAAGGCGGAAGGCGCAAGCCACCGTGAACGACTTAAGCGGGTAGACACGAGAAATCGTGAAGCGAAAGTCTGAGCACCATGGAAACATGGTGAGGCAGGATCGAGTGAAAAACTCGGTTGGTTCTTTGAAATATAAGTTGATAAAGAGAGGGGTGTTTGTTAGAATTTCCTCATGGATAAAAAATGTATTATGTGTAAAAATATATTTCCGTTCGACAAATTCTACAGAGATAGAACCAAAAAAGATGGTTATAAGGTTTACTGCAAGACGTGCGATGGTACTTTTAACCGAAGATTGAGCAAGTCTTTTAAATGCGAACGAGTTAAAAAACGTTATGCCATTAATCGATCTGAAATGAATGATTCATATTGGAAAAGGATTTCTAAAAGGCATAAGTTGCCATATGAATTAATAAAAACACTATACGTTAATCAAGAAAAAAAGTGTTTTTATTGCAAAGTTAAAATGGATGGATCAAATTTACATATTGATCATTATTATCCTAAGGATATTTCTAAAATAGTTCTCAGTTGCCCAGATTGCAATAGATTAAAATGGCAAAAAACTGGTGATGAATTTATAACCTTTATCGCAACTTATATTTCAAGATTTAACTGAAGAATCCTGCCCGCCTAGCAATAGGTCACAAAAGTAACAGATTGGACGTGCCTACAGATATGTCTCTTGCAGACATTGATGAGGTTTCTTCGACATTGCTCACCAACGATGCATGGATGATGCTTGATAAAGAAGGCGGATCGAATAAATTCGGCACCGGCCCAATTCGTGATACTTTCCTTGCTTTGGGACATTCAAGACTGTCAAAAGACTTGAACAACCTGAATGGATTTATTTCTGTTTGGAATTATCCCCAAAGCTCGTACTCCAACTCAGCAGAGTGGGGCGCGGTGAACAACGTCAGGTTCTTCCTGTCGTCACAAGGCTCTGTATCGGCTAATGCATCAGGTTTGGGTAATAACGTGTATAACGTATTTATCCAAGGTCAGGAAGCATTGGGATGTGTCTACCAAGATAACTTCTCTGCTCAATTCCTGTATCGCCCTCGCGAGTTCTCTGATCCATTGTTCCAAAATATTACTCTTGGCGTAACGTTTGCTGAAGTTCCAAGGATTTTGAACGATCTTTGGATAATCAACATGCGTACGACCTTACGATAAGGAGACACCATGAGCGTAGTATTTACAGGAACTTTACAAGGTCGCTTTGTATCGACTGGTGCTGCTCAATTGCTCAATATTCCTACCGATGTTGACTGGATGCATGTTAGAAACGAAACCGTTTCTACTGCAGGCGGTGCCAATACTGGTGCTGAATTCTATTGGCAACGGGGCATGACCCAAGGTCAAGGTACAATCTACACCAAAACAGCAGCAACAAATGCCCTACAAGTAGGACAAATTGCCGCTGCAAGTGGATTCTATTTAATTGATACGTCACTGGTAACACCAGGTGCAGCAGTTGCCTTAACGGGTATCACCAACGCATTGCCACCTCTTGTTAACACGGGCTCTACCGCTGGCTTAGTTGCTGGTGACATTGTTCGTATTTTCAATACGGTTGGCGCACAACAGCTTGGTGGCATTGACTTTACTATTGGTACCATTACTCCCAATACCAGCTTTGAGTTGTCTCATATGGCAGCCATTGTTAATGCAAACCCAGGTGCGGGTACCTATCGAAGAATTCCTTACGATCCAATCTTCTATCCACGTAGCCGCTATATTACAAAAATATCGGCTGCTGCTAATGCAATAGTCACTCTTTCGGTAACCCATGGATACACTGTTGGTCAAAAGATCCGCTTTGTAATTCCTACTGTTACTGCAGTTGCCTATGGCATGACAGCATTAAACGATGTAGAAGCAACGATTGTAGCGATTAATGCAACAGATGGTACATCGACAAACACAATCACCGTAGATGTAGATACAACTGCGATGACTGCATTTGCATGGCCATTAACGGCAAATTATCCATTTACTCCAGCACAAATTGTGCCAGTAGGTGATAATACTGCTGCTGCTAACTTGCTTGGCGTTGATACTCTTGCTGACGGCACAATCAATACCGCATACCGTGGTATGATGTTGCAAGCAGGAACGACAAGCCCTGCAGGTACAGCCGGGGATGTAATTTACTGGGTAGCTGGTAAATCTGCAAACGTCTAATGACTAATTAAGGGAGGGGAGAAATCTCCTCCCTCCTTACTCGGAGAACATATGATCGAAAAAGACAAGAAACCAAAGATTACTAAATCAGAATTTAAAAATAGAATAGAAGCGCTCAAAGAACGTGATTCAGAAATGGTCACCGGTATATTCAAGAATCTCGAACAACCAGGTGGCTCAGTAAGTTTCAACCTGAAGCTCTATGATGGCGATGATTTTAGCCATGAGTACACGTTTTTTGATAACGAACGCTACACTATACCTCGGGGCGTTGCACGTCACCTAAACAATAATTGTGCGTATAAAGCATACAAGTACCTTCCTGGTGAATCTGGTGACAAAGGGGTGATTGCTGCCCATAATGATGGGTCGCTTAAGGGTGCACCAAACATGACGGAAACAAGAAAAGTTCAGCGATTTGCTTTTCAGAGTCTAGAATATATGGATGAAGATCCAGAAATGTATCCTTCTGGATTGTCTGAAGTGACAATAAATCCTGTATCAGTGCAAAAGTCACTGTAGAAAAGGGTTCTCCGTGCCTGTACCAAATACGCCAAACTATTATGCGGTTGCAGATCCAACCTTTCAAAGGGCTATGCGCAATGTCCTTTCCATTACGCAAGCACCTCAAACAGTAGTAACAACAACCTACGATGGTTTAGTTGCTGCCGACCATGAGTACTTTGTGGGGATGTATGTGCGACTGTATATACCTCCTGATTTTGGCATGGTACAGGCGAATAACCTGCAGGGTAAGATTCTCACCATTACACCAACAACGTTCACCTTAGATCTAGATACCTCAACCTTTGACCCTTTTGTGATTCCTACACTACTTCCTGGACTCAACGCAACACCGGCTCAAGTTGTACCTGTTGGCTCTGTTGCAGAAATATTGACCTCGGCGACTGAAAACGTGCTAATATGAGCATAGATATTTTTTACAGGGAGAACTAATGGCAAGTAATCTTCAAGCGATCAGGGACAAAGTACGCAGAATAACCCGTACACCATCGCCAGCTCAGTTAACTGATGCTCAAATAGATGAGTATATAAATACGTTTATTCTCTATGATCTTCCTGAGCAACTACGCCTATTCTCTCTGCGCTCTACACTTACATTCTATACACAGCCTAACGTTGATCGGTATAGTACCAACACAACTGTTACCACTGATCCTTTATATAACTTTAAAAACAAGTACATTGCTATACATCCGCCACTTTTTATAGCTGGTGTACAAAGTTATTATACTCAACGAAGAGATGTATTTTATGGAAACTACCCCCAATTTAACAGTATTAGTGACACTACTCTGCGTGGTACTGGCGGCGTTGGTCCTTTCACAGGCACATTGTCTGCACGTCCTGTTTTACAAAACAATGTTGTCTTTACGTGCTTAGACACTTCTTCAACTGGCATGGTGATTGTAGATTATCCGGTAAGCAACACGTTAGGTGCACTTGGTATTCCAGGTCAGCCGCAAACACTTCCTTCTCCCTACGGGCAAATTAACTATGTTACGGGTGCATATACACTTGTATTTCCTGGCAACACATTAACGAGTGCCATTGTTTACTCAGAGACAATCCCCTATCAAGCAGGAAAGCCATACTCAGTTCTATTTTATGATGAGACATTCACCATTAGGCCAGTGCCAGACAATGTGTATGCAGTGCAAATGGATGTAGACTTGCAGCCAACAGAATTAATTAATGCAGCAGATGAGCCAAACCTACAACAACAATGGCAATATATAGCTTTAGGCAGCTCAAAGAAAATCTTTGAAGATCGGCTTGATTACGAGTCAGTACAATTGATAATGCCAACTATGAAAGAGCAAGAAGAGTTCTGTTTGCGCTCTACACTGACACAGAAAACAAACGAGCGCACAGTCACTATATACACGATTGGAAAGCAATACAGCTCAAGCCAACTTGGCTTCTGGGGGTCAGGATGGCCATATTAAGGAGAGATTATGCCTGTAATTAATTATTATCAAAATAAGCCTCTAGCAACAGATAAACTTAATACATCTCAGAGTGATCTTTTTACTAACTTTGGCGCTATTAACACCTGGACTGGCATTGATCATCTTAATTTTGGAAATGGCAATGCGGGAAAACATGATAAGGTACAACTTCCTCCCATTGCATCGGGAATTCAACCAGCTGTTGTAGCAACAGAATTAGCACTTTATAACTTTTTGAATCCAACAACAGCGGCAAATGAATTATATGTAAAAAAAGTAGGCATAGCTGGTGCAGCCGGCATTCCCATGACTGCTCGAGGTGGTACTACTGCAGGATGGACGTATTTACCTTCTGGATTATTGGTCAAGTGGGGAACAATTACAACCACAGCAGCATCGAGTGTGACCCTTAATGCTGTTGCTGGGCCTTCTTTTAATGCGGCCATTATGCCTTTTGCTGCCTTTGTTACCGCCCAACAAACAACCTTTGGCCCTGCTGCTGGTTTTTTATATAATGGTGCAGCAAATCCTTTATTAGCAGTAAGGACGCTCACAGCAGGATGTCCATGTTATTGGATAGTTGTAGGAGTATAACGTGCCATACGATCGCTATCTCATAGCTCCACTCGATACAGGCCTCCAGCGCAACGTTAAGCCTTTCTTGATCGCGGATGACGCGTTCGCAGAGCTTACCAATTGCTATATGTTTCGAGGGCGTGTACAGAAGCGGTTTGGCGGTAAATTGCTCAATATTGGCGTTCCATATAACAATAGATTACGCATTTCTCTTGGAACTATCGGTGGTACATTTCCCGGCACCGTTCCCGCCGGTTCGGTTAAGAAGATAGGCCAAACGTTTACTATTGGCACCACA